ACCCTGCGGCAGGTTTGAAACCATTCTTCTGTTCCCTCTACACCTGATTCGAATTCGTCTAGACGGCGGGCATACGTCCTTTTAAACGTAATATACCCAATTGGGCCCCAAGGCACCTCCCTGTCTCTATATTGATCGATGAAAACTTCCGATAAACGAAATCTCCTTACTGTCTGTTGATATGGATCATAACTCATGTAACATTGCTCCCATTTTTATTAGTCATATATTTAACGTATTTCTCTCGTAACATGTTTTTGTTTGTGTTTGGGCTATTGTCCGTTGTGATAGCTTGTCGGGGCAGAACGTCGATCTTCACACAACTTGTATCCATAAAGATCGGAAAAACAATGCCATCGGGCCCGTTCCTGTTTTTCGCAATGAAAATACGTCCTGAGTTCTTTGCTTTATCCATAATCGTCCTAGAAACTGAAAATATAAAATCGGCCACAAAGCACTTCGAAAAAGCCTCGGATATTGCATTCATTGTAATTACCTCGGCATCCAGGCCGCTGCGATTGGTTTGTGAAGCAGTCCAGACTGGACAAGAAAATTCATAGGCAAGTGTTCTTAGCTCTTCATAAATAGATTCGAGTTCAGTTCTTTTTTCCCTATAATTGGATGTTGGCTTCAATAAGTCGGCATAATCAACGATTATCATATCTATCTTATCGCCCTTCTTTACAATCTTCTCTAAATGATTTTTCAAAGTCTTTACGGTGGCAGTCTTCGTCGGATATTCCTTGATGACTAGTGTACCATCAATGTCCTTGATCTTTTCATATATTTCTTCTTTTTTGTCCATTAAGTCGTTAAGTTCTATGCCCGTTATGCAGCTGTCGTAACGGCCGGCCACAACAGTGTCAAGCAACTCTAGTGTATAGTGGACAACGTTGAGGTCCTGTTGAATGGCGTGTGAGCCGATGTGTGTGAGGACCATTGACTTGCCGGCACCAGTCGGAGCAATCACGACACCGAGTTCGCCTTTGCCCAAACCCTGCTTTGATATCCTGTCGATCTCGTCCCAGCCGGTCGCTATTGGGTTTCTCGCCCTAACTAGAAAGCGTTCCTCGAAGTCTTTGATCCACTCATATCCCTGTTCACTGTCTGCGCCGAGTTTCAGGGCATTATTGATTACTGAACTGATTTCGTCAAAGGACGACTGCTGTAGAAGCCCAATAGACCTCACCATTGCCTCTTTTAGTTTCTGTTTACGGCAAAAATCAAGCGCGGTGTCTTTAATATATTCTTCGCCGTCAACGTCACTCTTGTTGATGCGAATGATGTAATCTTTTATTTGCTTCTTTAAGATATCGCTCTCGTCATCAAACTCTGTCTTGAAGATCGTGACGAGGTTTGGATACGAGGGGTGTGTCTTATATTTTTGTTTGTACTCGAAGATCTTTTTGACGAGTGCGCGGAGATATTTGAATTCTAAGAATTCTATATCCAACACCTCTTCGATCTGATCAGCAAATACTCTCTGTTCAACAACAAGCTGTACTAAGCTTTCTTGGAACGATTTGCCGAATTTTGAAAAGGTTAAATCACCTTGGCTTGCTAACAACGCTTTCTCCCATGTGGAAAGTAATTATAACCTATCTAGCTTTTATTTTCAAGAGAAATGCGTTTAAAATTCTGAAACATTGAATCCCAGTTGTAGACGCCGAAGCCATCCTCCATCATCATCTTCATTATTTCAGTCTTATTAAAATGATAGTCAGCATTGTCAATATTATATTTAATTTTCCTTTTTCCTTGAGGAGAAATGAGGGGAGCATAAAGCTGCATGATCTTGTAATTCTGTTCGATTAGTTCTTGGCCGTCAATGATGTTCTGGTAGATCTTTAATTTTGAGTCAACATTTTCGCAGTGATCGATGACTTCTTGAATTGTGTGTGGTTTATCTTCAGCCAGAAAGGGAAACCGCTTCTTAACTGTTGCGAGGCCAACTGATTTGATCCCCGGCAGGTTATCGCTGGTATCGCCGGCCATCGCACGAGCAAGAGCAAAATTATATGGATGAATGCCGTATTTTTCAATGATGTCTTTTTTATTTAATGTTTCTTTCTGCGTTGGCCTGTGAAGCACAGTGTTGCTGTTTAGAATTTGAAAGAAGTCCTTATCATTCGAAACAATCACTATTTGATTATTTACTACGCTGGTAAAATTACCAACATAGCTAATAAGGTCGTCTGCTTCAACATTGTCAACCACAAGCTGAATAACAGGCATCTCATTGAAATACTCCATCAAGCGAGTTTGCTGCCAAACCTTGTTTGTGATCTCTTCATTCTCGGTAAGGTTGCGAATGGAACGATTGAGGCGAATAGGCTTTCTGCCTGCCTTGTAATTCTTGTTCATTCGCTTTCGTCGCTGTGATCCGCCTGCTCCATCCCAACAAAGGATGGTCTGGTCTGGATTGATATCGCGAATAAGCTTTTGGAGGATCCCCATGGATCCTTTGAGGCCACCTATTGGCTGGCCGTTCGTTGATAGTGATGGATTCACTATATAAGCCCTGAAATACATATTCAGGACATCTATGATCATTGTTCTCTTCATTTCTCTCCCATAGAAAAAACCCTCACCTAGTATTATACCAAGTGAGGGCTCCAAAGTCAAGGTCTTTTTCGATCAATCTTCGGTTTCGTAGAATTTAGATGCGTCACCCTCGCGTTTATCAAACTTCCTGATGATGTCTTCATCAATAATCTTGAGAACCTCTTCCTTGAAGGAAGGATCTTTCATCTTCTCTGCCCACTGGCTTGGCTGGAACTTTATGTCCCCACTTTCCGTGGAAAGCGTATACCAAGCACCGGAATTGCTTAGCTTGTTTGAAATCTTAATGGCCTCAAACAAACTCTCATCATCCATGATACCAACTCCGTCACCCCAGATGATCTTAAAGTTGCACGTCCGTCCTTGGCCGCCAAACCTCGACTTTTCAATTTTTACTTTTACTTCCGAACCAATTCGATAACCATTATCGTCCACTACAAAAGAAGACTTTGCCTTGCGACCAGTAAGCCAAATACGCAGTGAATATGCAAAGTTCAATGCGAAGCCGCCGGGTGTAACATATGGCGTGGTCATCGCAACGATATGGGCGTTGGGTCCTCGCGGAATGTTCGTCTTCAACTGATTGAGAACCAGAAGAGTTGATTGAGAAACTGCGATCGGAACAACCAGCTTGGACATCGCCTTTGCTAAAACACGAGCCTTCAAGGCCATAGAGGAATTTGGATTGAAATCCCCTTCTACGTCTGAGAGAGCAGGAGTAAATGCCAGTGAGTCCCAGATAAACAGCATCCTGTTTTCGCTTGATTCCAAAAGAGTTTCAATTGTCTCCATGACAAACTCAACGCTTGGCGGCTGAATATAGATCATCTTGCTGATGTCTACGCCGATCGCTTTTACAAATTTAGAATCTATGGCTGATTCAGCATCAAAATAGACCACAGTAATACCCATTTTTTGAGCATTTGCTGCTATCTGAAGGGCCATGTATGATTTGCCTGTTGATTCTAGACCAGCAAGCTCTATAACCTTTCCAATGGGAATGCCGGCTTTTACGCCTTTTTTGATGATAGAATCAAGCCAAGTGGAGCCAGTTGGGATCCACTCCTTGACATCAGTTGGGTTCTCCTCCTCCAAGTTGTGGGCCACATCCATGCCGGCAGCCTTATTGATCATTCGGCGCATGTCGTCAATAGACATCTTGCCGGCAGTACTTTTCTTTCTTTTAGCCATGTTCCTTTCCCGCATTGATACACTCTAGACCTGAAGTCTGTCGAACCTCCACTTCGGAAAGTCCCCTGATGGCACCGACGACTTTCTCAAAAGTTGCTACGGTCATTTTCATCGAATCAAGATACTCCATTTGTCGAGCAGAGATAATACCATCTTCATCTCCATTTTCAGAGATTTCGCCGCATTCATCAAATGGGGGGCATATGACTTCCACGCCGTCCCTTCCGAAAATTATAGCTGCTTCTTCCGGTACACTAAATTTTACAGTTACCTTGTTTTTGTTTTTAGTTATTTTAGCCATGATGTCTCCCTATGAAAAAAAAAGAGGGGAACCGGCCGCGCAACAGCGGTCCCCCTCTTTAAACCCTATCGCTAAGCGTTTAACAGTTCGTTAAATGACTTCTCAATAGAGTTATCCCCACCCTCACTGTACTTTTCAACATCGGGAGTGTCTTCGGAGTCCAAGCTAATAATGTATTGATTCAAAATCTCTTGTGCCTCGGCAGTAGACTTACGCTCGAAGAGGGTAGAAAAATCCGGGATGTTATCCGCAAGGCCCTTGATTATGTCTTCATCTTCATGAAGAGCAGTCTTCAAAGGTCGAACACGGATCTTGGTCTCTGGATAAAGACGACCAGAAGTGCGACCGTAGGTAAGGCGAATATCATTACCCTCCATAACGTCCGTGATGTCTCCGTAGTCCGGATCAAAAAGGATGTTGAGAAGTTGCTCGTAGATGGTCTTGCTATAACCATACACACGAGTCCCCATATTCTCTTGTCCGCGAACAACTACGGGGGAGAAGAAACGCTGCCTTACAAACAGCTTCTTTGCTTCATCGCCGGCACCAGGGGTACCATTTTGACCTTCTTTCCATAGATTGGAAGCGAAGTCGCAAATGGGGCATGCCTCCCCAAAATTTCTATTAGGACACATAACGGAGTTGTTCTTTCCGTTAAATTCCATATAGTGGAAGTGAAAATCCTTGAAAGGATCGCCATCTTCTGTCGGCACGATGCGAATGGTCTGTTCGCCGTCTTGGGGTTTCCAAAATACGGAAGAGCCCCCACCATTGCCCTTAAGGGCACTCAATTTCATTTTCATTTTGTTAAGATCTAAAGCCATAATTTCCTCCTTTAGGTGATGTTGAAATTAGTATAATTATACTATAGTTTCGTCGATTTGTAAAGCCTTTTTTTCATTTTCTCGATATTGAATCATCGAGGCATTCGCAACGCAGTAAACGTAGTCGTCCGTATAATCCGTGGCGTAGATGCCATATGACACGTCGATGCCAGCTTCGTTTTTTACATTCTCTGTAATCTTCCTCATTAGTGTTCCATCTGTTTCGAGCTTATCTCTATTGATAGCATAATAATACCTTATTTCTCTTGTGCCGTCAAGAGAAAAAAACAGTTTTTTTTCATTTTCTAGATTTGAAACTCCAATCGTTGAAATCCTCGTGTGCTCCTTGAAATCAGAAAAGTTTTTCACAACTGGTTCATTGTTGTTATAAACATTAATCATATGGATCACCGAAACAAGCAATTCGTTCAACTTATCATTGTAGCCTATAATCGGAACCTCTCCAAGGATCTTTTCTAGCAGAGGATTGGAAACAATAAACAACCTTTCAAACAAGGCGGATCTGGCATATTCCTGTAAAACATAATAAGTTGTCCTCTCTTGTAATACTCTGGCGCCAGAAAGTAGGCCTATATCCGGCTCAATATAGAGCACGTTGATGGAGCAGTGTCTAAGCTGCTCAAGTGCCCGTAAGGCCCCCCCAGAGACGTTTCCTGAGCCTCCAACAATGAAGAGTATATCACCGCTTATCTCACCGAAAACGTTCGTTAAATCGCCAATATGGGCCTCGTATTCCTCTGGTGTATCGTACTTGGGGAGGTAATAGCAGTCCTTCCCATAAATGTCAGCATCGAGCTTATAGGTGTTGTATTGAGGATATCTCGCAAAGCAGTCTGCTATGTTACACCCGGCAGAGCCTAATCCTATTATAGTTTCCATTCTTTCATCTCTCCATAGTTCTTACCGATCTTTATTGAGGATTGAAAATCTCCAAAAATTGTCTGGGAAAATAATTGGCGGATCTCGTTTGTGTGATCCAATTCACTTTTGTCGAAGTCAATAACCAAACTGTCATGTATCAGGAACGCTATGAACGATTTCTTATCTTTTAGGAAATCGTGAACCTTTATCATCTGCTTCATAAATAGGTCACTGGTAGTACTCTGAATGATATAATTGAAAGCATGATAATCATCTGATTCAATCTCTCTATTAAAGATGGTCTTTACTTTGCCGTCGGAAAAGAAAGATTCCTTTACTTTGCCTCGATCGTAGTAACGACTCGTTAAATGGTCATCTGAGTTCGGGTTGTAAAGCCACGCAAACACCCTCTTTTTGGCCTCTTCTCTCGTCCCTAGGCCTCGGTATATGTTCTTGATGTTCCACTCGTGGAGGTCCATAGAGGGCTGTTCCTGGCCGTTTAAAGCCAG